CAATTAGATCCAAAAAAGGACACAGACGAATACGAGTTCGCATTTGAAAACGGTTGCTTAAAAAAGATTTCTAAAGAGGAAGTCGAAGAAAGAAAAACAACCAAAATCAAACCTAAAATAGTGTAAAAGGAAAGGCGGGGAAACTCGCCTTTTTATCATATGAAAGAATTACATTTTGATTACGATAGATTTACTGGCATTAATGAAACCTACATCAAAGACGAGATGACAGGTAAAATTGCCATCAAGAAACAACAGCACGTTGAGCCAATATTAGACCAGAACAAAATAGAGGCCATTGATAACGGCTCATGGAAAGGCGACATGCACAAGGTCGCAACCATACCGTTAATCGTTATTGATATGTGGCGAGAAGAATTAAAGGCAATGGGCTGTGAAGATACAAACCCACTTTCAGCGCAGAATAGAAAGTTTTTCTATGCTAAACTTAACTCACCAGAATGGAATAAGTTAAGAACTAAAGAGGGTCGGATATGATCACCGATTACGATAGTCTAGTCAGTGCAATTTCTTCATGGTCGCATAGGGACGACCTATCAACACAATATGCAACTTTCATTGCGCTTGCTGAAAACGAAATATACAACAACCAAATTGAACCTCTAAAACTCAGAAGTATGGAAACCATACAAACCGCCCTATCATCAACAGGCCGATACATGGCCTTACCAAGTGGTTATGAATCAATTCGCTCAATCACATTTATTACTGACAGCTCAAACAATGAGATTCAATACCAATCTCCTCAAGTAATGCAAAGACGCTCGTACACTGGCAAGCCTCAGTTTTTTACCATTGTCGGTGATGAAATAGAGTTCGATAGGTTACCAGACCAAAACTATGAAGTTGAGATTAAAATATTTACTAGACCAACAAATATTGATGAAACAACCAATACGACCAACACAGTATTGACAAATCACCCTAGCATCTACCTTTACGGGGCATTAGCTCAGCTTTTCTTTAATGCTCAAGATGAAGAGCAGGCCGTTAAATATGATAGATTATTTGTAAATGCAATTCGTGGTGCTAACAAGGCAAACAAAAAAGGCAGATACGGACCAGCACCAACAATGCAGACGATAACGAGCGCACCATGAGTTATGTTACTGGCATCCCTTTCCAAATAATTGGCCCTACATATCAAAGCAGGGCTAAACCGCTATCTAGTCAACAAACGATTAACTGGTATCCTCAACTTGACCAAAGAGGCAAAGACCAGTTTGTTTTAATGCCATTCCCAAGTTTAAAAGAGTTCGGACAAGCTGACGGCCTAGATAGAGGCTTGCACCAAATGAACGAGCTACTCTATCAAGTTAAAGGCTCATCCTTGTATGAAATTTCAAACACTGGATTGCACACTAATAAAGGTACAATACCTGGCGTATCTAGGTGCATCATGGCTGACGATAGCGATAATTTATACATCGTTTCTACTGATGAGAGAAAGGTTTATAGGTACACAAAATCAACTGACTCATTAACAGAGCTAACAGCAGCAAACATAACTGGCTCAAAGTCTGTTGCTTTTATCAGTAATTTCTTTTTATACACTAAAGATAGATTCACAGGTGTTTCAAATGCTGGTGATGGCTCAACAGTTCAAGGTATTAATTTAATAGGTGCTGAGACCAATCCTGATAACTTAGTTAGAGATTATGTATTTGAGCAAACCATTTACAGAATGGGTACTCGCTCTATTGAATCATGGTATGTGTCAGGTGTTGGAAATCCACCTATAGACATTGTTCAAGGCCAGATATTTGATGTTGGATTAGGTGCGATTCAGTCAGTAGCTCAAACAGATGAAGCGTTTTATTTTCTTGGTGATGACGATGTTATCTACCGAGCAAGAGCTGGCACAAAAGAAAGAGTAAGCGCAGATGGTATATCAAACTATATTCAAGGCTTGGACAGAAGTGATGACGCGGTAGGTTGGACGTTTACAATTGAGGGTCAAAACTTTTACGCGATTACTTTCCCATCTGGCGGAAGAACATTTGTGCTTAGTGAAAAGTTAGGTGTAAATGGATGGTTTGAATTATCTAGTGGCATTGATGGCGATATTTACCAGTGCTCAACTGGTATACGTGTTTATGGTAAGAATATATTTGCTGATAGGGATAACGGCAAGCTCTACACGTTAGATTTTGACTCATTCACTAATGACGGTGAGGCACTAAAAAGAACAAGGGTCACTAATTCTGTTGACGGTACGCTATTAAACCCAACTTTCAGGGGTTCAAGGGTGGGAATGTCCAAGATGGAAATAATAATGGAGACAGGAGTCGGGACAATATCAGGACAGGGAGAAAACCCAAGGATTTTAATTGAGTATTCAGATGATGGTGGTTATACGTGGACACATGGCGCATGGCCTAGAGTTGGTCGGTTAGGTGAAAGAACGCTAAGAGTAGAGTTTTTCGAGCTATCTACCTTTTATGAGCGCATGTTTAGGATAACAACAACCGATCCAGTAAGTTACTCAATATTTGCCGCTACTATTGATTTAAGAAAGGCAGGTAAATAATGGCTAAGGTCAATCCACCACCACAGTTAAGAATACCTAGAGCATTTCAAAACGACATTGAAGTTAGATCTTTCTTTGAGCAGCAACAGACAATACTTTTCCAGTTATGGCAAAAGGTCGGAGGTGGAAACGATAACTTTGACGAGCTCGAATCTCAGTTAAACGAATTTGACGAATTAGAGGCAATTTACGGACAGTCTCAAAATTCAAATGTAAGTGTACAAACATCAAACTACACAACACTAGGGAGTGAGATTGTTGTGTGTGATAGCGCAATCACTGTTACATTGAACGACACGCCAGACGACAGAGAGACAGTAACGGTAAAAATAAGAAATGGTGATGTTGTTATTGATGGTAACGGTAGAGATTTAGACGGTGAATCATCGATTACTTTTGTAGCAGAGGATTTGCAGGGGCAGCCTACGGTTGATATTATTTATTTACTAGAAACAGATGATTGGATAATAGTTTGAGCAACTTGATACCTAAACAACAGAAGTTTTATAAATCCGCATTCGGAGAGGTCTTAGTCTCAGAAAATGACGCTATTGTCCAAATATCGGCAGAATACGGAATTGTTCCAAATGTATTAACCGCTGTTTCTGGCGGCACTGCTACTGCCGTCAACGGAATGTTTGACGTGCAAAGCGGCACTGGAGCAAATAATGTTGCAACTGTTGTATCAAGAAGAGAGGCAAACCAAAGAGCAGGGCAAGGGCTTTCTTGTCACGTTAGCGGCATGTTTACTACTGGAGTTGCTGACAGCACTCAGCAAGTTGGAATGTTAACCTCCGAGAGTGCATTTTGTTTTGGTTATAACGGGGCTGAATTTGGTGTTTTACGTGCATATGATGGCGCATTAGAAATACAAGAACTAACAATAACAACTCCAGCAGCTGGGGCGGAAACTGCAACGGTTGTCATTGATGGCACTGGTTACGGTGTAAACTTAACTGGAATTGGTACTGTTATTGGGGATGCCTACGAGATAGCAACTCAAATGACTGCACTGGGGTTGCCATTTAGGTTTACCTCAAATAACGGCGTTGTGACGTGTATTGGCAATGTTCCTGATGTTGGAGTGGGATTGTTTGCTTACACAAGTTCAACATCTATTGGTGGCTGGTCGCAAGTTTCCAATGCTGCACTCCCCATCGAAGAGTGGACGCCAATATCAAACTGGAGTGAGGAGCCAAACTTTAGCATCGACCCGACAAAGCTAAATGACTTCAAAATACAAATTCAAGGTAACATTAACTTCTATATAAAATCTCAAGATGATGGCGAATATAAATTGGTTCACATCATTAAGTATATAAACGCAAACACGACACCGAGCGTTGCAAACCCAACATTTAGAGTTGGCTGGGCTGTTAGGAATACAGGTAACACGACCAACTTGACAATTAAAGGCGTTTACGGTGCCTTGTTTAACGAGGGGCATATAATTTACAACCAATTACCAACATCAGATAGTAATGGTGCTGCGGCAGTTGGAACAACCAGAACAAATATAATTGCCTTTAGAAACAGAAATGAGTTTAGAGGATTGCCAAATCGTTCAGAAATATTACCTGGAACTCTCTCACTAGAGACTGACGCTGTTAAACCTGTTGTGTTTGAGGTTGTTGCATTTCCAGAGGTTGCAAGCGGTAACGTATTAGATTGGCAATACCTAGATGAAAATAATTCGATTATGGAAGTAGCAAAAAATCAAGTTGCTATAACTGGCGGAACAGTTGTCAGCTCGTTTGGTCCTAACTTTATTAATATAGGCGACTTGGTAAAGTATCAGCCTCCAGGCTCTTATTTTGCGATAACAGCAAGAACATCATCGGGCAATGCAGATTTCCTCGTTGCTGGTACTTGGACAGAGGATAACTAATGGCAAGAGTACCACAAAGCCTAGCGACTGGCACATTATCAGTGACAACACTTGAAACCATATACAACGCTTCAAGCGTTACAAGTGTATCGCTAGTCTTAACAAATGATTCAGCAAGTTCAAACGAGGCTACTGTTTACATTAATAACGGTGATACTGATTTGGTTTTGTGTAAGTACAAAATACCTGCTGGAGTAGGTAAAACGGTAACACCAAAAGAGGTTGCCACACAGAGGATAAATGGCAATTTTAGTGTTAAAATACAATTAAGCAACGCCAGTGCAGTAAATTATTTTTTATCTGGCTCAGTAATAGGTTAAAGACATGGCTTTTTTTGATGCAATAACAGGCGCTATAGATGATATTTATGACTTCACTATAGGCGGTCAACTCGCTGGTGCTGCTGGTGATATTTTAGATGAAGCAGGTGAATTTATAGAGGGTTCGTTGCTTGGTGGTGATGCCGCTGATGCCGCTATCGAGGCAGCACAGCTACAACAAGAGGCAGGACAGCAGGCAAGTAGCCTACTCGACCCATTTGCCGTAATCGGTCAGCAGGGCTTGTCACAAGCTAACTTCTTAACCGACCCGCAAGCACAAGTTAATTTCCTACAAAACAATCCATTGTTTCAACTTGGGCTGGATAACCTAAACCAACAAACACAGAACATTGCAGCGGCTCGCGGTAGACTGAGTGCAGGCGATACGTTACAGCAGTTACAAAACAACGCATTACTAGCTTCTCAGCCATTAATTCAACAGCAAAAACAATCTATCGGTGATTTGCTAAACTTTGGCCTTACAACAGCAGGACAACAAGGTAACCTGCTTACTGGTCAGGCGGCTGCTGGCGCTGGTGGTATCGTTGGCGCATCAAACGCAAAACAACAGGGCGTTAATAACTTACTTCAATTGGGTGGGCTGCTAGGCGGCTTAATCGGTGGTTAATATGATAGACCCTAGAATCAGCTTGATGGCTCAAACTGCAAATGTTGCTCCTGCAATTAACATCTTTGAAAATGCTTTGATGAACACTCAAAACAGAAGGTTGAGAGATCAAGAGGCGCAAAGACAGGCTGAGTTACAGCCGCTACAAAACCAGTTATTGCAGCAACGCGTTGCTTCTGGACAACAAGTAATAGACCAAGGTCAAATGGAGTTGCAGCAACAAAGAGAGTTACAGCGAATTAATTCACTGGCTACCTTTGCAGACTTAAACCAATCTATTATTGAACAAGCTAAATCAGGTAATGTTGAGCCGTTACGCGAAGCGTTAGCAGTTAGAGCGACACAGTTAAAACAAAATAATATTGATAACTCTGACACGTTAGAGGCGCTAGATTTTATCGGCATGGGTAACACTGACAGAGTAATAAAAGGCTTTGACGCTGCTAGACAATTAAGAGATAGAGCGACAGGCATTACAAGAAACGCTGAAACAACTGGATCAGAGAGGGAAAGGGCGCTACTTATTGAGCAGTTAAAATCAGAAGATCCAGACATTGCAAAATCAGCAAGAATAGCACTTAAACTTGAGGCACCTGCACAAAAATTCAAACCAGAAAAAATAAGCTCCGCATCGGAAAAAGAATTAATAACGTCACAAAATTTAGCTGTTGAGGCTGGCAATAATGTTGGCAGATTCGAGTTGTTAGCAAATGACTTTGAGGACGCTGACGTTGGCGGTGGATTATTTCAAGGATCGTGGCTTGAGGGCTTAAAGGATATTACAGGAAATCAAGATGCTGTTACGGATTTACGAAAAAGATACGCAGCCATAAAAGGAAGCCAAGTAGTTAAAAACCTCCCGCCTGGTGCAGCAAGCGATACAGACATTGCACTTGCTTTAGAGGGATTCCCAACCAAGAATGCAACAGGAAAGCAGATTGCATCGTTTATGCGCGGACTAGCAAAAATAGAAAGGGAAACGCAAAGGTATAACGAGTTTAAATCATCATACATAAGTGAAAAAGGTGACACTAGGGGGATGTTAAGAGCATGGAGAGAGGTCGAGTCAAAAAAAATTGACACATCTGACAACCCCACTGCTACGCAATCAGAACAAAATGCCAATCAACGGCAAGGCTTCGCACAAGGAGTACAAACCATCGGAAGATTTACTGTAGAGGTAATAGATTAATGCCTACTTACCAAGTGACAGACCCAAAGACAGGTAAAACAGTTAAACTAACAGGTGACTCACCACCGACACAGGCAGAGCTTGAGCAAATATTTTCTCAGTACATGACAACAGAAGTTGTGCAGGGCGTTGACATTGACGTACCAACAGAAGAAAACCTTGCACTAGAGCAGCAAAGGGCAACACAAGAGCAAGCAAGACAGGCTCAAATACCTTTGTCTGAGAAAGCTTTAGGTGTTGGCGAGGCGCTTTTAACAACTGGTACAGGTGCGACAACTGGCGCTGCTGGCTTCGGTGTTGGCTCTTTGGTTGGTGCAGCAGGAGAGTTGACAGGCTTACTTGAAGAGGGTGAAGGTCAACAGCTAGCAAGTGAATTTGCAGGTGCTTTGACTTATTCACCAAGAACAGAAACAGGTCAGGAGATAACACAGGAGCTTGCAGACGCATTAAGTGTGCTGCCACCAGTCTTAGGCTCCGCACCAATAACACCAATTAGAGCAGGTCAACTTGCAAGTAAACCTGTAAAAATTACAGCAAAAAGCACAAAAGACGCCATTAAAAACACAAGTGACGTTATGAGGTCTTTAGGTGCAATTAAAGATCCTGCAACAATCAACCAATTGCAAGAAATACTACCAGACCAAATCAAAAAAACACCTAGAGCAAAACGCGCTGTAATTGCTGAGATGGTCAGAGCTGACAGCCCAAATGTTGACAATGTAACCAAAATGCTTAGTGATACTGGCGAACTCGTTACAAACAAAACCAGTAAACGAGCCTTAAAGGTACTCTCTAAAGACTTTGGCGATGACAAGGCAGCTCAAACTGTAAGTGTTATAGAGAACATGACACCTGCAACTAAAAAGCGCTTAAATGATATGCTGGACATCATACAGCGCGGAGAAAAAGAGCCGCTATTTAAGCAAGAAAATAGACCATCTGACGTTTTGGGTAATGCAGTTGCTGATAGAGCAAGAGCTATTGCAATAATAAACAAAAACGAATCAAAAAAGATTGGTGATATAGCAAATAGAACAAACAAAGTTGTTGATATACAGCGACCTGCTACCGACTTTTTTAACGGCTTGCGTGAGTTGGGCGTTACCTTTTCACGTGGCGATGATGGATGGATAACACCAGACTTTTCACGATCTAAATTTATTGGTGGAAGCCAAAAAGATATGACCGTTTTGATTAATGATTTGGCTAACCCGCAAAAGCAATTTAAAGCAGCGCATGAGTTAAAAAGAACAATAAGAGATAACATTGACTTTGATGCGGTAGGTCCAGGGCAAATTAAAGGTGAGTCCCAAAACCTACTTAAAAAATTATCAAGCGGAATTGATGATATTCTTGATTCTGAGTCTCCACAATACAGGTCAGCAAATGAGAAGTTTGCAAAAACTGTTGGCCTAAGAGACAGATTTAGTAAATTAACAGGACGAGAGATAAATATATTTGATGATGCGGCAGATAAATCGCTAGGCCCTAAAGCAAGACGCATTGTGTCAAATGCACAATCAAGGGCTGAGATTATGGAGTTACTAAAAGATGCTGAATCAACGCTTGGTGATTTAGGTGTAAACTTTAAGGATGACATATCAGGATTGAATCACGCTGTTACTCAATTAGAGCAGGCGTTCAAGATTGAACCTCCTGGCTCTTTTCAGGGTAGAATACAAAGAGCTGGCGTTAATTTAGCTCAAGGCATATCACCAAAAACAGCAGCAACAGAGGCAATACTTGAAAAAGTAACAAGCATCAACAAACCAGACTTTAATAAAAAAATGAGAGCGTTTCGCTCATTGGCAAATCAAGGAAATAAATAATGGCATATGCACCAGTCGCATTTATTGCGCCATACTACAGAAAGTTTAAAAACTATTGGTTAAAAGCTTATGAGCCAGGAACTACAACACCTAAAACGATGGCTTCTGACTCTACAGGTGCAACCACGTTTGCAAAGCTACAAATAAACAACGATGGTTTTATTGAATCATCTGGCGGCGCAATTACAACACCATTTATAGACGGTCCATATGACGCTTATTTGTTCCCAACAGAAACAGAAGCAGATGATAACGACACAACAAATGCTGAGCGTGTAGCAGATAATTTACAGGGCATAGGCACAGCGCAAATTGCCGAAACAATGCAGGACTATGTTGCTTTTGAATTTGACACTGTTGCAGATGCACAAATAGGGTTAACTATTGGCGGTAAAACAGTTGTACTTGCTGTTAATGACGTTATAAGAATCAAGGAAAGAAGCAACGCTTTGTTTGATGTTATTAGTGGAACTGGTACAGCTAACGGTTTTGATATAATCGCTCATGCTACTTTAGATTTAAGCTTTGTTTTACGCATTGAAAGACCGCTTGATATTTCCACTATGGGCGCAAAAACCAGCGTTTTATCTGCTGAGAATAACGCAGCAATTGACGCATGGATAGCAAAGGGAAGAAGCCTTACAATTAACGCTGGAACATATCAATATGACAACTCCATCAGTCAATTAAATATACCTTCAAATTGTAGAATTACAGGACAGGCACTTTCAGCACTTCAATTTTCTTCAAGCTCTGACGACTCAGTGACAATCACAAATAAATCCAACATTGTTATCGATAGTGTGAATTTTATCGGCCCTGGCACTGGTTTTGGCACTGGCTCTGATGGATTAGTTATCGAGGGCGCAACGAATCTTACTATGGTTAATTGCGAGGTAAGTCAGTTTAACGGAATTGGCGTAAGCATGAACAACTGTATAGATTCAAAGATAACCAGAAACAGATGTTTCAATAATTCTGTTTACGGCATTCAAGACAAGAACGGCTCTAGAAATAAAATCACATACAATGATTTGTATAACAACGGCAAGACCGATGCAGGCACAAACGCCATAGGCCGCGGCTTAGTTACTTGGATGGTTGAAAACGGGAGCTATAACTTTAACAAATGCTTTGGAAATACAGAGTACGGACTAAGGATTTACTCACAATCTGGCGATGCAAACCCAACAAAAGATAACATTTACATGGGTAATCACTGCTATGACAATGGAACAAGTGGTAACATTGAATTCTATATGTTCAACGAGTCAAACCTAATAAACGGTAACATTGTAACGCAAAACGTAATCACTATAGATGGCTTTAAGTCCATTATAGGTATGTCTGTTCAAGGTGGTGATAACACAATTTCTGACAACCAGATAAAGAACTCCAGTAATGACCAGTCAGGCACAGCCTATCAACTGTTTAACTGCTACCAAACCACCATAAGAGGCGGCACAGTTGAGGCTGTAGGTAATGCGTTCAGCTTTAGTGGTTCAGCAACATTTATACCTGACGAAATGACTATTGACGGTGTAACGGCTTTGCGAGTGGCTAGCTTTATACCATCAATTACTTATTTTGGTGCAGGTGCTGTAGGTCACACTATAACGAACAATAAAGCAACGCATGGTGGCGCTGGTACGGATACGGGTATCGCGTTGAATATTGCATGGGCTGAGGGTCAATTTGAATTACGCGGAAACCGCATGGATGGATTCAATAAGGGATTCACGCTTGGCAATATAGCCGTACAGGTTAGTGACAATATCGCAATTAACTCCAATACATGGGGTTGCGAGGTAACATCAGAGGATAACGGAAGGGTAGAGTTGTTTGGTAATGATTGGGACAAGGCTTTTCCATCATCTAAATGCAATATGTTTCAAGGTAGAACCGAAACTCAAGGCTCTAGAATTACATCAAGCAATGTTAGTCCTGCAAGTGATTCCAGAAAGTCTATCTGGCAAGACGGGGACTTCTGCCATAAAACAACCGTATCTGTTGACGGCAACGGCAGAATTCAAACAGGATGGATTTGCACAGTCTCAAGCACTGGCTCTGGCGACCCTGGCACTTGGGAATCTGTTTGGTCAAGTGCTGCAACTTGGGTTTAATTCTTCACTAACCTCTTTCTTTTTTAACTCATAGCCATGCTTCTCTAGTATGGCTTTTATTTCTGCCTCGCTATCTCTAGGTATGCCATTAACTAGAATTCTTAAATAAACAATTCCTTTATCATCTAATATCATTTTCTTTCCTCATCATATTTTCTAATTAAGTAACCAAATGCGACACCAGCAATAAAAACTAAAAATACGTTGCTCATATGAATAAACTCAGGCATTTTTCATTACCTCATAAGGAAGTGGCTTTTCACCATTACATTCACATTCATAGCAATATTCTATATACCATTTTGGATAACTCATCTCTCTATTCTCCTTTCATAAAACCTTGCACGTTTATTGAATATCCTCTTAACACGCTTCAAATACTCAATACTGAACTTTCTAGGCTCGTTGTCATTCTCTAATTGCTCAACCAGCTAAAATCTTCATTATCTCAACCCTAGCCAGCCAAAGTAAGCGGCAGACCTTGTATCTTCATTACTGCGACCTTTCCATCCAGTCACCATTTCAAATTGCTTTTTGTCTTTCTTCCACATCTTTGAAATTTTATGCTTAACCACTTTGACACCTAAGTATTCAAACAACCTCTCAAGCTCAATCTGTGACTGTTGTACC